CAGCACCTCGGTCACGACCGAAGGTTCGACGACCATCGTTCTGACGGGCCTTGGCTCGACGGTCATCAAGGCCGGCGATGTGTTCACGATTGCTGACTGCTACGCCGTCAATCCGCAGACCCGTGAGTCAACCGGCTCGCTGTTCCAGTTCGTTGCTCTGGCTGACGTTACGGCGTCCACCACGGCTTCGGTCACTGTCCCGGCGATGTATTCGGCTTCGCAGGCTCTCGCCACGGTTGACGCTCTGCCGGTTTCCGGTAAGGCCGTCACCTTCTACGGCTCTGCTTCGACGCAGTATCCGCAGAACCTGATCTACCATAAGGACGCCATCGCGTTCGCCACCGCCGATCTTCTGCTTCCGCAGGGCGTCGACATGGCTTCGCGTCAGGTTCACAATGGTATCAGCCTGCGCGTCGTTCGCCAGTATGACATCAACAACGACCGTCTGCCGTGCCGTATTGACGTGCTGTATGGCTACTCGGTCATCCGTCCGCAGATGGCTGTCCGTCTGTGGGGCTAATTGGATGGGGCTTCGGCCCCATCTTCTTCTAATTCAAGGAGTTAATCCATGACGACTACTTCGAATGCGGCTTATCCGCTTGAGACGTTTGGCCCCTACAGCGGCATCCCGAATGGTGATGGCGGCTACCAGTATTCGGCTGGCAACCGCACCGAACCGCTGGTTCTCCCGCAGGGCGCTCCGGCGGCTCTGACCGGCGCTACGGTTACGGTTACAGCTGCCAATCTGGCGGCTGGCATTGTGACGATGGATTCCGGCGGCACGGACGCCGGCACCTACACGTTCCCGACGGGCGCGCTTATTGACGCGGCATTCCCTAGCGTTGCGGTCAACGCGGCGTTTGATGTTGTGTTCATAAACATCGGAGACAATGCCGCTAACGACGTGACGTTCGGCGCGGGCACGGGCAACAGCATTGTCGGCAGCGCGGTGGTCATCGACGGCGCGACCACGCCGTCCTCGGCTATCTTCCGTTTCCGTAAAACGGGCACGGCGGCATATTCGATCTACCGCATCGCTTAACATTAGGAGAAGGCAATGCCTAACACTAAACCTGTCGGTGTTGCCTTCTCTGATCCCGAACTCGTGAGTGGCACGACCATCACGGGCGCGACGATCAGTGGAGGCACTATTTCTGGCGCTACACTTACTACCGCCACTGTCTCTGGCACGTTCACGTCGACGGCGACCACGGGCGCGGTTATCGCTAACGCGACGGCTGGCCTGTATTTCCTAACGTCGGCGATTACGGCGGGCGTTACGACCACGACCGCTCCGGCGGGGTCGCTGGCCACCACGACCAACGCTACGGGCGCTGGCAAGCTGTTCACTTCGGTGGGTGGTAAGTGGGAATACCCGGTGGTTGCTTAATTCAATCCTACGGGCGGGCTACGGCCCGCCTGGCCCTTACCATAGGTGAAAAATGGCCCTGATTTATTTGCGCCATGAGCGACATGGCGTTAAGATTGCCACGCTTGAGATGGAAGCGGAAGCCGACGAAGAGAACGGCTGGGAAAGGTTCGATCCTAATGACGACGACAGCGGGCGATCAGATCAACGGAGCGTTGAGACTCCTGGGCGTCCTCGCGGAAGGCGAAACGCCCTCGGCCGCGACCTCGCAGGACGCGCTGATAGCCCTAAACCAGATGATCGACTCGTGGAACACGGAGCGTCTGGCGGTCTTTTCAACTCAAGACCAAACCTTTCTGTGGACTCCCGGTCTTAGAAGTCAGACTCTCGGCCCGACCGGCGATTTTGTTGGCAATCGTCCGGTTCTGCTAGACGACGCGACTTATTTCCGCGACCCGCAGACCAATGTGTCTTATGGGATCAAGTTCATCAATCAGCAGCAGTATGACGGCATCGCCGTCAAAACTGTCACCAGCACCTATCCGCAGGTCATTTTTACGAATATGACCTACCCGAACATTGAAATGTTCATTTATCCAGTGCCTTTGCGGCTTCTGGAGTGGCATTTCATTTCGGTTGAAGAACTGACGCAGCCGGCTGTTCTGGCGACGCCTTTAACCTTTCCGCCGGGCTATCTCCGCGCATTCCGCTATAATCTGGCCTGCGAACTTGCACCTGAGTTTGGCGTCGAACCGTCTGCGCAAGTTCAGCGCATCGCCATGTATAGCAAGCGCAATCTGAAGCGCATCAACAACCCGGATGACATTATGGCGCTGCCTTACAGCATTGTCGGCACCCGCCAGCGCTATAATATCTACGCCGGAAACTACTGATGAAGACGCCTATTCTTGGCTCCAGCTATGTTGCCCGCAGCATCAATGCTGCGGATAACCGCATGGTTAATCTCTTTCCAGAGGTTATCCCTGGAGGCGGCAAAGAACCGGCGTTTCTTCAGCGCGCGCCGGGGCTTAAATTTCAACAAACGATTGGAACTGGGCCAATACGCGGATTATGGGCGGATCAAGTTTCAGGCTCCAGTTTTTATGTGGTGTCTGGTGATTCCGCTTATAAACTGACTTCGCTTGACGCTACACCGCAGTTTTTAGGATCTGTCGCCGGCACCGGCCCGGTATCTATCGCGTATAATGGAACGCAGTTATTTTTCGCCTGCAACCCCACGGCTTTTATTTACGATGAGTCGACAGGATCGTTTGGGCAGATAAACGACCCTGATTTCCCTGGCGCGGTAACAGTAGGGTATCTCGACGGCTACTTTGTCTTCAATGAGCCTAATAGCCAGAAGATCTGGGTTACGGCGCTTTATGATGGCAACAACATCGACGCATTAGACTTTGCCAGCGCGGAAGGCTCGCCAGACAACATTGTCGGCGTTATGGTCGATCACCGCGAGCTGTGGGTATTCGGCACCAACTCGGTTGAAGTTTGGTATGACGCCGGGACGCCAGACTATCCGTTGCAGCGCATTCAAGGCGCATTTAACGAAATCGGTTGTCTGTCCGCCTATTCCGTCGCTAAGCTGGACAATGCTTTGTTCTGGCTTGGGGCCGATGCGCGTGGTCAAGGTATTGTCTACCGCGCGAAAGGCTATAACGGAGAGCGCGTCTCAACGCATGCTGTCGAGTGGCAGATTCAGCAATATCCTGATCTGAACGATGCTGTGGCCTACACCTATCAGCAAGACGGTCATGCGTTCTATGTCCTTAACTTCCCATCCGCCGATGCCACATGGGTCTACGATGTGGCGACCGGCGCATGGCATGAACGCGGGGGATGGGACGCCGGCGTCTTTACCCGTCATCGGGGTAACTGCCAGTGTAATTTCGATGGCAATATCGTCATCGGCGATTACGAAAACGGCAATATCTACACATTTGATTTAGATGTTTATGCCGATAACGGTCAGATTCAAAAATGGTTGCGATCTTGGCGGGCGCTTCCTACAGGCCAAAATGACCTCAAACGCACGACGCAGCACACGCTCCAACTAGACTGCGAAAGCGGCGTTGGGCTGAACGGCACAGTGCAAGGATCTGACCCGCAAGTAATGCTGCGGTGGTCGGATGATGGCGGCCATAGCTGGTCGAATACGCATCTAGGCGGCATGGGCAAGATAGGCGCATACGGTAAGCGCATCATTTGGCGTCGTCTTGGCATGACTCAAAAGATCCGTGACCGCGTGTATGAAATATCCGGCACTGATCCGGTAAGAGTCTACATAAATGGCGCTGAACTCATCTTGAGCCCGACGAATGCCTAATATAACGAATATCACGCCTCCGCGCGTCCCTCTGGTAAACCCGGAAACAGGGCTTATTACGCGCGAATGGTATTTGTTCTTTCTCAACCTTTTCACGCTCACGGGCAGCGGCAGCAATGACCTGTCCATAAACGATCTGGCTCAAGCGCCGAATATTGAAGCTGCCGTCGCGCAGTATGACGAAGCTATTAAGCTACTCACATCACAAGTGGACACGCAACCTGACATCTCTGGCAGTTTAGGCACATTGGCGTCCGTAAATCAGGATAATGTCGGGTATCTACGTTTTAATAATTATCCTTCTCCCACGCCGGGAACCGCCGCCGGAACTATAGCATGGAATGATACAGGAGGGATTGATTTTCACATGGGTGTCCCCGGCGATCATACCGGGCTTAGTAATATCACGCAGCAAGTCGGCGAAGAATTATATGTTTATGGTAAAGCATCTTCGGCTATATCTGATTCACCACTTCAAGCCGTTTATAAAACAGGAACTGTAGGGGCTTCAGGCACGATAACTTTCGCACCTACGATTGCGGGACTTACAGATCCCGGCGCTATCATAGGTGTCGCCACCGAAAACATAGCCACCAATAGTTTTGGCCGCGTAACCGCTTTCGGGATTGTTCATGGGGTCAATACGACTGGCGCAGCGTATGGCGAGACATGGTATGATAACGATGACATTTGGTATAATCCCGTAACGGGCGGATTAACGCGCGGGACTACAGCTTATCCCGGTGTACAAACGCCGCCGGATGCCCCCGGCGTAAAAGTAAAAATTGGCACTGTTATTAATGCTGGCGCAGGTGGGTCTGGGTCATTTCAGGTTCTTCTTATCCCAGGATCTATTTTAGGCGGCACGGATTCCAATGTTCAATTTTCGGCATTATCTAACGGCGACATGATCCAATATGACTCGGCGCTTCAATATTGGAAAAATGTCCCCCCGTCTGCCATCGGCACCGTATCGTCGATAAGTTTCGGCACGACAGGGCTTACGCCCGCTACGCCTACGACGGGCGCGGTCACGGTGTCCGGCACGCTTGCGGGCACAAATGGCGGCACGGGGCTCACAAGTTTCACGGCTAATGGAATTGTTTACGCCAGCTCTACCTCGGCGTTGGCTACAAGCGCTGATTTAACTTATGACGGCACGTTTTTAAGGTTAGCCAGCGATAAGAATTTCGGTCTTGGCTCAACTTCAGCCGCTGTCAGCATGTATAACACCGCGCCTATAACAGGCGCGACGATTGCATATGGTCAATTCATTCAGGCCACTGTTCAGCCGGATGTTACCAGCAATGGCATCGGACTGCGCTACCAGCTTGCTACGGCGGCTAATGGCGGAACTCCTTACACAATATCAAACATAACGTATAATTACGTCACGCAATCCACTTTTAATGCGGATTCTACCGTTACGAACCAACAAGGTTATTTTGTCGATTCCACAATGACTGGCGCGACGAATAACTACGGCTTCCGTGGATCGCTCGCGGCCGCAACTGGCGTGTGGAACCTGTATATGGGCGGCACCGCCCAGAACGCCATCAACGGCGATCTGCGTATAGGCTCGGTTACGGCCCCTACGGTTGCGCTTGATGTTACCGGCGGCGCTAAAATATCAGCAACTCTGGCGGTCACAGGGGCGACGACGCTTTCGTCTACGCTGGCAGCGAATGGCAACATTACCATTGGCAACGGCATAAACGTCATTCTTAACACTAGTACCGGCACCAAGATTGGCACGGCTACCAATCAGAAGCTAGGCTTTTTCAATGTCACTCCAATCGTTCAGTATGCCACGACCGGCACAACGACTGGCTTCACATTGGTCGGCCCCGACGCGGCTACGACCCGCGTTCAAAGCAACAGCACCTTTACCGGAAATACCGGAACAACAGCCTATACTGTCGGCGACATTGTTAGAGCTTTGAAGCTCTTAGGTTTGATAGCCGCGTAGGCTTATGGTAAACAGATTATACGAGGTAAAAAATGGCTAATCTGACTCCTTCGCCTAAGATGCAGTTTTTGGACGCTAATGGCGATCCTCTCGTCGGCGGCAAGCTATACACATATCAGTCCGGTACGACGACGCCTCTCGTCACCTATATGTCAACGACTGAAAGCGTTGGAAATCAGAACACTAACCCGATTATTCTTGACTCTCGCGGTGAGGCGAACGTCTGGATTACGAGCGGCCCCTATACTTTCGCGCTCTATGACTCCACTGACGTTCTGATCTGGACAGCAAATAATATCTCATCTTTCGCTACTCTCGCGCAGCTTGCGGCGTCGGGCGGCTCGGCGCTTATCGGGTTCATCCAGTCTGGCACCGGGGCTCAGGCCCGCACCGTTCAGGCTAAGCTGCGCGACACCGTCTCCCCGCTAGATTTTGGTGCGGTTGCGGATGGCGTCGCGGATGATACGACCGCATGGCAAAACGCCATCAACTCCGGCGCTAAAGTCGTCGATGGCCTTGGAAAGACGTATAAACTTACCAGCGAGCTGACGGGCGTTGCTAACCAGAAGATCCAAAACGCTACGATTTTGTCGCAGACTCTTACGGCTGACAAAGCCATTATCCGCTGGACGGGAACGGCTGGCGCGCCGCAGACTCTAGCGTCTAATCTGAATGCTGGGTCGGATACTGTGACGGTTACGACCGGCTCGGCATTAACCATAGATGACTGGTGCTATCTGGCGTCAACTGAACTTCTGTCGCCTGAACCGGTATCATTTGGCGAACTTATCCGCGTGGCGGATATTTCTGGTAATCTATTGACTTTCGCGACCCCGCCGATACTGAACTATACGACGGCCAAGTCCGCGACAATTACGCCGATCACACCTAAGAAGAACATTACGCTGTCGAATATAGTCGCCACAGGAACGCCTGACATATCAGGAACTTCTGGCTTCTATTTCAGCAAATGTTCGCAAGTTCTTGTCGATAACGTCCACACGGAATCCTGCGATTACGCCCATATTTACTTTAATCGTTGCGCTGATTCCGCTGTTCGCAATTCGACCGGCAATCGCACGTCAAGCAGCGCTAGCGTGACCGCGGGCCTAGATTATGGCGTCGGCATTGATAATGGCAGTTATAACATTCTTGTCGACGGCTATACTGGCAGTTTCATGCGAAGCATCATCGCCGTTGGCGGTAGTGACGGGCTTTGCCGTGGGCTGCGCTTTACCAACAATTTTGGATATAATGTTCAGGCCGGTGGCATAGACACGCACGCTGCCGCGCATGATGTTTTGATTTCCGGTAATACGATTATGTGGGGGCCGCAACAAGCTCCGGGCACGAATCAAGACGGCATATATATAAATTGCAGCTGCCCCGTCGTAACAAACAATTATTTCTACAATGTTCATCGCGCGGGTATTATCTGGCAGCCTAATGCCTATACGACGCTCACCGTTCCTATTTCAGGTGTCTTCGATAATAACGTCGCTTACGCCGGAACGCTTGCATCCGCCACGAATGGCTGGGGCATCTTAGTGCAGACAGGCGCAGGGACGGCGGCTGGCGGCTATACGTTCGCGCCGGTTTCTGGCGTTACTATCGCGCGCATGAATAGCTCTGGGTTCTACAATAACGTCGCAGTGCAGGCTGATAAATCAGCTATCAATAACGTGGCTATCTCAGACTGCATGTGTCTGGGGGCTATGACCGGCGATGGAACCTATGTCTACGGGTCGACGGCGGCGATTGCTGGCGTCTCAATCACAGGCGGCCATCACGAGACAAGCAACGCTGGCGGCGCGGGTATTCATTTAATAGGCACTTCCGGCAATCTTGTCTCGAATTGGCGTATATCGAACGCTGATATTAAACGCACTTCGGGAACGCCTTGGTATGGCATCTCGTTGGATTACACGTCGAACGGCATCGAGTCTAACACGACGTTCGATAGCAGTATCGCGCAGAATTATCGGTATCTTGTGACGGCTGACTGTACCGGGACGACGTTTGACTATCGCAAGAATGTTGCGGTTACGGTAAACGCGAGTAATACATACACGGTTGTCGATGCAGACTACGATATTATTGTTAATCGTGCCGCTACTGTAACGCTCACGCTTCCCGATGCTACTAAATGGACAGGCCGCGCGTTGAATATCAAGACGGTTCAGGCCCAGCTTGTCGTTTCAGCGTCGTCGAATGTTATTCCGATAACAGAACCCTCGACGGCCGGAACTGCTATTCTTCCCGCTACAGATGGCGCTTGGGCGCTTCTTCGCAGCAACGGAACGGCTTGGGTCGTTATGGCGAAAGGTTAATAAATGACCGTTACGTCCACAGTCTTAATTCAAGCTAAGACCGCTGCTGTCGCAGACACGACGCAATATACGTCGGCGGGATTGACAACAATCATAGACAAATTTACCGCCGTAAACACAAGCACGACAGTTGCGGCTACGATCAGCGTTCATCTTGCTACGACGGGAGAGTCCATATCGGACTCGAACATACTAGTTAAAACCAAGAATCTTCAGCCTTTGGAAACATATACTTTTCCTGAGATCGTAGGTCATGTATTGTTAGCCGGAGGGTTGATCTCGACGGCTACCAGCGCGGCGACTATAACAATCAGGGCTAGCGGAAGGACTGTAACATAATGGACCCGTTTACATTAGCCCTTCTTGGTAGCAGCGCTGCCAGCGCCGTTGGCGGCGTTATGGGTGCGCGGGCTTCCAAGCAGGCGGCGCAGGAACAGTCGCAGGCGTCGATGATGTCGGCGCTTATTCAGGCGCAGCAGGCGCAGGCGGCTCGCGAACAGCAGGAACGCATGTTCGGCATCGCGAAAGCCGGCTACGATCCTTACACTCAGTTTGGGCAGCAGTCCATGAACGCGCTGGCGCGGGGCATGGGCCTGACGCCGGGCGAGGGCTCCGGCGCTCTGATGACGCAGCCGACTATGGCTCAGCTTCAAATGGATCCCAGCTATGCGTTCCGCGAACAGCAGGGTATGCAGGCGATCAATCGTTCGGCGGCGGCGGCTGGCGGCCTTCAGTCCGGCGCAGCGCTGAAAGCGGCGCAGCGGTTCGGTCAGGATCTGGCGTCGACTGAATACGGCAACGCCTATAATCGTTTCATGCAGAACCGCGCTAACCAGATCAACATGCTCCAAGGCGGCACGCAGACCGGCTTTGGCGCAGCGCAGGGCGTCGGCAACGCAGCGGTTGGTACCGGCACGAACATCGCCAACACGATGCTAGGTGCTGGTCAGGCGTTGGGCCAAGGTCTTGAGCAAGCCGGTCAGGCTAGAGCGTCTGGCTATATGGGCGGCGCGACAGCGCTAACGCAGGCGCTTCAGTCTCCGGCGCAGAATTATATGCTGTATAGCATGATGGACCGGTTTGCGCCTTCACAGGCCGCCGCGTCGTCAGCGGGTAAGGGCATGACGTTTCCGATTGCTGCGCCGGGTGGCGGATTCTACACTGGTGGTTGGGGACAACAATAATGCCCGTTCGTTATGACATAGCTGCTCAAGTCCCGCAGGCTCAAGGCGGCGGTTTCGATCCCATGAATGCGTTCGCGACGATGCAAGCGATGAGCTACCGTCAGCAACAGAACGCGCTCGCGCAAATGCAGACGCAAAAGATGCAACGAGAGTTGCAAATGCAAAGCGCGTTGAGCGGCGTATTAGGTGCGCCAGGTTTTAATGTGCAGTCACCTGAAGCTGTTAACGCATTGGTGCGCAGCGGCAATTTGCTGGAAGGATTATCAGTCTTAAGCGCGCAACGGGCGGCTGCTGCACAAAGAGCAGCGCAACAAAATTACGAGAGCGAAATTGCCGCACGCACGGCGTTGCTCCCGCATCAGATAAAAAAATATGGTGCTGAAACTATTAAAGAAGAGCGGCTTGGCGAAACAGCGAGAGTCAGCAAAGAAAAGACTGCGGTAGAACGTGACGCTGAAATGCTGAAAGACGCCGAAAATCGCGCGGCTAAGATTGTTATGGCCGGCGGTAAGGGCTATGACAAGTTTTACAGCGGGTTGCACGACAACCTTAAAGGCATTTTGCCGCCGCAATATGACGAAGAGGCGCTGTCAAACTTTACGACGCAAATGGCGACGGTTCAGGAAAACCTGAAGCGGGCGCATGAGTATGAGCTAGTAGATCGGATCAACCCGCAGACTGGGCTAAAAGAAAAAATCGCCGTTCCTAAGTACGCCCCGGAAAAAGGCGGCAAACCTGTTGCTGGAACGCAAGGCATTGAGTCTCCAACGTATTCGTTCTCTCAAGGGCCGGGCGGCACAATGTTCCGGGGCAATCCTAAGACCGGAACAGGCGAGTTGTTTACACCGGGTCAGCCCGGTATGCCTATGCCGACAAATGCTATGGCTCCAGCGCCGTTGTTGCCGCAGACTCCCTTTACTAACGCGCCGCCGCCTGCGCCGCCGCAAGGCATGTTAGCCCCTCGCGCTAGAGCGACCGGCGTTGAAGGACTTGGCGCTACGCCCGCGCCGTTGGGGTCGGCGGAACGCGGACGGCAAGATGTTATGCAACAAGTTCTTCAGGCCGGGGGCTATAACCCTGATACGGGCGTAGATATTGTTGAGCCTTTATTGTCCCGCGCATCAAGCGGCATGTTAAGCGCAAAAGGCACCGACATAGGCCGCGCGTTCGGCGCTAACAGCGCGGCAGCCGCTGCGGACACCGAATTAAAACGCATTAGCGCCGATCTTACTCAAGCCTTTGCTGGCAACAGATTGGCTACGGCGGGCGTCGCCGCGTCTGAGGCGGACAGATTCGAAAAGCAGGCCGCTGATATTGGCAACCCCAATCTCACTATTAGAGAGCGTCTGGCGGCTTATCGAGGTATTAAGCGCAATGCGACCCGGCTGTTGGGGTCTCGGTATGTCAACCCGTATGATAAAAGCGGCATGACGCAAGAGACGATGCTCCGCGCTCGCGTCGAAGAATCGCCGGATGGATTTACAGTAACAGATCCTGATGGCGGCGTGCATACTTTTGATGATCGTAAAAAAGCGGCTGAATTTCTTACCTATGTTCAACGCATGACAGTGGGTAAAAAATAATGGTTGATTATGCCGACATCGCCGCAAAGTTCGGGGCAAAGGGCGCAAAAGATGTAAAAGGCCGCGTTGAATTTGCGCCGGAGTTACCCACGACCGATTACGGCGCGTTAGCGCGGCAGTTTGGCGCTACAGGATCGACGGCGGCTGAATTACCTCCGGCGCTTCCAGAAGAAGGTATACCGTCTGAACGTCGAACTTGGCCTGAAGCCATTATGGAAGGTATTACAAATATACCTTCTAGCGCGTATAAGTTTGGCGCTGAAACAGCGTCTATGCTTAACCCGGCTAATATTCCTGAAACGGTAAGAGGGCTGGAATTAACAGGCTACGGTGCGTTGCGCGCCGGCGCAGAAAAAATTCTGCCGTCAAATGCTTTTGCGTATTTATCTACATTAGAAAATCT